CTATTTTTCCTCATTTGATTTTTCCTTATTTTTTTCATCTTTATCTTTTTTCTTTTTCTTAATATCATCTATAAGTACACCTGCACCTACAACTAAAGCCACAACACATCCAACTCACATAATTCTGTCTCCTTTTGTCTAGTTTGAACGTATTATATCAAATTTTGTACATTAAAACAAGAAATCTTTTTCCAAAATAAAAACCCTTGAAAAACAATGTTTCCAAGGGAATATGAAATAATAATATTATCTTTTTGAGAATTTTAAGCAATACCTAAACTATTGTAAAAACTGTGATTATCATTTTTTTGTATATTATATGTATATTGTATTTTTTTATAAAAAAACTTACAAGTGCTACAACACAAGTAAGTTAATTTAAATCATTTTACAAAAGACATCTGATTTTATTTTATCAAATCTTTTTTAAAAAATCAAGGAGTGATAAAATGAAAAAACTGAAAGAAAAGAAAATTGGAATGCTGAAGGAGCTAAAAATATCAGATTTAAAGGAAATGAAACTTGACGATCTGAAAATATTGAAAATCGAAATTGAAAAGACTATAAAAGAAAAAGAGAGTAATTAACTCTCTTTCTTTTATTTCTCTACATCAGGATATTCTTCAACTAATTTTTGATAGTTATCTAATACTTTAGATAATTCTTCTATATACTTTTCTATTTGTGGTTTTATTTCAGGATATTCTTCCGGTAAATTTATCTTGAATTTATCAGTTAAAAATTCAAATGCAGTATTTTTAAAATATTCCTTTATAAATTCATTACTTGTTGCCGATGTACCTCCAAATTTTTCCGTTCTTTTTCCTCCTTCCCATTCAACAATTTTCATATCCAAAAAATAAAGTAGTGTTCTATTTTCAGTGAAGTAATCTCTACCTTGATATGTTTCTATAGAAAACAATCTTCCATCTTCTAAATTTATATCAAAGTCTCCCAATCTGTGTATTCTCATTATATCTAACAAAACTTCCACTCTCCCTTTTTCTTTGAAACCCAATGTTTCTTTAAAATCAAATGTTTTATATATTTTTTCTCTTTCTTCATCTGTAACCTTAAGACTAATCGTTTTATCTCTTTTTCTTCCAGTTGATTTTCTTCCAGCTCCTTTTCTTATGCCACCTCTTTTTTTATCATTGTCCATACTATACACTTCCTCTCTTGACTTCTTAAACATTTTGGTGTATACTAATGTCAAGAAGTTCATACAGCTAAGCCCTAAAAATTTGCGAGTAGGGCTTACTTTTTTTTATTCAATAAATATATTAGTAAAATTAAATTTACTACAGATAGTGCTGTATTTATATATTGTAACATTATAACCACTTCCTTTCATTTAAGTTTTTAGTAGAGAGGGGTGGTTGGAAGCCCCTCTGTACCGATTATTTCCGTCTGTTCAAGAAATAATCTATTGTAATAACTATGGTGCAGATGTTTGCGAGTAGTGCAATTACTTCTGTAAAGTTCATACAGCATTCACCTCCTCTCTACATATATATAGTATCACATCTTTTGAATTGTGTCAACCCCTTTTTTCAAATAATTTTATTTTTTTCAAAATTTTAAAATAATGGTAATTTCTACAAAAAAAAATATACCTAAAATATACTTTTCATTGCTTGTAATCCCTATAAAATAAGAATTTTATGAGATGTATATAAATACCGTATTTTTAAAAAAATTAGGATACATAAAGTACCCTAATTTGTCAATTCTTTAATATTAGCTACAAGTTCATTTTCTATTGTCTGCATGTGGTCTTCCACTATTCTTATAGCTCTTTCATATAATTCTTTTTCATCCATTCCATCCTCTTTCAGTCCTTCCAGGATTTGCACAATAATATTCTTAGTTTCCGAAAATTCTTTTTTTATAATGTCATGTATCATTTTATAAGTTATTCCCTCAATGATATCGTGCATTTCAGTTTCAAAATCAATAAGCTTTCGGTTAAAAAAAGTGTCAATTTCTTTATTGATTATACTCCAGTTTTCCTTCAAGTGATTTTTTTCAATATACTTGACTATTTTTTTCTGAATCGCCCAACGAATTTCCTGCACTTGAAATATTAATATTTTTTCTAGTGCTTTACCTGTTACTTTTTCAGTCCTTAGACGTTCTTCAAGCCGATTAAGGACTTCTATTAATTTTTCATTTTGACTGATAAGAGTTGTCCTCCTATTTTCTGCATACTCCAATTTTACTAATATTTCTTCATAATATTTTTTATTATCTTTAATCATTAAGTCAAATATGGTTTTTGCAAAATACAAGAATATCCCACATACCACTACTGTTATACCCAAGTCAGTAATTTCTTTAAAAAACATCAAAACCTCCCTCCAGTATTACTTTCTGTCTAAATAGTAAATAAACCCAGCTCTGGCAAGCAATTCTCTGTCTCCTCTAAAATTATCCCTGTAATTGATATCCGCATAAATATTACTACGACCGTAGTCACGCTTATAATCAATCACATTAAAATTCAGTTTATTATTGTCAGTAGCAGAGAGTTTTCCACTCTCCACTACTTTTTCTATTGCTTTATCTACTACCTTGTCAGTTGTCTTTTCAATTATTTCTTCTGTTTTCTGCTCCAGTTTTTCTACTATTCTTCCATTGCTGGAGCTTTGGCTAAACCCACCGACTTATCCTCATTCAATGCTCTTTCAATTTCATCTGCTATTTTTTTAGCATCTAACAATTTAGCTACAGTCGGTCTTAATCGTGGAGGAAAAGCCTTTAAAACTAAATTCTGCACTCTTAAAACAGCTTGAAATAATACCTCATGATTCGGTTTTGTACCTTTGAGGATATCTCCAAAGGCTATTCCTTGCGGAATAAATTTCGTAACCAATTTAACTACTTTTCTATTTATCAAAAATTTATAAAGTTTGATAAATCCTTTTCCTAAGATTGTAACTAAGTAAGCTCCTGCTGTCACTCCGATTAGATTAACTGCGTTTTGTCCTGCTCCGTTTGCCACTTGTAATAAAAATTCTTTCATTTTTAACATCTCCTTTGTCTTTTTTTATTTAATTTATGTTTTAAGCCACGTAATAGGCTTAAATTTTAATTCTTTTTATTTCTTTGAGTTTTTATACCTAAAATTAATTTAGAACGTTTAAAATTAAAATATAGAGGTTTGTTTTTTCGTTAGACTCAGTTTTTCAATTTTTTGAGTCTAAAAAATTTTATAGACTTAAAATTTCGAAAAATCAAGTCTTAAAAATTGTCTTCTATGAATTTTTCCTTTCGAGCTACTCTGTTAAGCCACCCTTTTAAAAAAACTCTCTGCGTTGGTCTACTGGCGACAATGCTACGATAAAATCTACGTTGTAATTCATGATAGACTTGTAAGAACTTGTCAGTGTCTACATGATTTAAAGCAAATAAGGTTTTATTTCCTATTTTCCCATCAGTTGCCAAATCAGACCCGTCGATAATATTAAGAGCCTGCTGTGCCTTTTTGGCACCCCAAGTTCCGCTATTTACTATCCAGTCACATATAGATAATGCTATCTTGTCATTGACTACCTCATTAAGCCTATTTACGTGATAATATTTTTTGTCATATATATCACGTGCAATTTCAATCGGCATATCTCTCATATGACCTTTATAGCCATATCTACGAGCTTCAACTTCTATGATCCCATACTTCGTTTTTCCTCCTGAATCGTATTTGTCATTTGAATATCCACCCTCTACTTTAAGTAAATAATCAAATATCTTTTGAAATCTATCCATTTACATCACCTCTTTTCTAATTCTTAAAAAAATCATTTACATCAAGCTCTAACAACTGCTCAATGTTGTATCTTTCAAGTCCTGTTACTGCTGTTTGTTCAGCTATATCTGCAACTTCTATAATGTCCTGTATTTTTCCAGCTAAAACTTTTAATTCTGATTTGTTTAACTCAATAAATTCAACAAGTCCTTTTTCGTTCTGTGCTTTTACTTTTTCTATTTTTTCCTGTCCTAATATCCACATCAGAGATATTTTAAGCGACAATCTATTTCTGTTTTTCTCATTGTTTTCAAATGTATACTTTTTACCAGCTTTTTCTATTTCTATTGTCTGATTCAAGTAATTTGATTTTGCTTCTGCCAAGTCTTGTAACAATTTGTCTTTAAGTTCCTTTTTCCTTTCGTTCATTAAAGTGTTATCTACTTTCCATTTTTTGCTGTCTTTGTCCCAAACGCTCCAGTCATTCGGCTTTGCAACTCTCTTGACAGATTTAGTTTTTTCGTCTAAATATTCGCCATCTGCTAAAAAGAGTTTGCCAGCAACAATTTGTTCGTACTCTGTCATTTCTCTTAATTCTCCTGTTTCTGTATCAATAACAGGATTTAAAAGCAACGATGTTGCAAATGCCATTGTTTTAGAGTCCCAATCTGGGAAAAATAAACTAGGATTTTCTTTAAAACGTTCTATTCCTGCTGTCATTGGTTGTGCTATTAATTGCAATGTATCTTTTTCATAAATATAAATTATCATTATTATTCCTCCTAAAAACCAATTTTCTTCCTCATTTCAAGTAATTTTGACTTTTTTTCTACTGTAGTAGTTTTTCTTATATAATGTTTTTTTGTAACATCTACTCCTGAATGATTTGCAAATTCACTCGCTAAATCAATCCCACCGACTTCTGCCAGTAGATTAATACTTGTTTTTCGTAAACTATGGGGATACAAATTATCTATCCCAACAAGCTTTCCAATTTTTCTTACTCTGTCTCTTATAGTGCTTTTACTAATTTGTTTAAATACTCCGTTGTATTTAGTAATCAATAAATGCTCTATACAGTCATTCCTACATTTTAACCACTCCTTTATAAGCTCTATCGTTTCTTCAAAAATTGCAAATTCCACAATTTTTTGTTCTTTTTCTACTATCCCAAAAATTATTCCATTTTCTAAATCTAAATTGCTTATTTTAATTGAATGTAATGCCGATATTCGACATCCGGTATCAATTATAAGATTAAAAATTATCTGATCCTGTAAATCATATTTTTCAGATAATTTCATTTTTACTTGTATCTCTACTATCTCTTTACTACTTAAATAGTAGCTTTTTCTCCTCTTTTCCACATCTGTGACTTTTAACCTGTCCAGTTTGTCTCGAAACGGATGCACTTCTATCAAATCTCTTTTAACAGCCCATATATAGAAACTACTTATTGCTGTTATTTTATTGTTGATAGTACGTGCATTGTTCCCTTTTATTTCCCTACAGTGTCTTATATACCGTTCCAAAATTCCAACCATGTTCTTTGACTTCTTTTTATCCAGCAGGTAATAATTATTTTCGTATTGTTGCAAATACTCAATAAATTGTTTCATACTGTTCGAATAAGTCCTATATGTTGTGTTTTTCACACTTTCATTTCTCACTATGCAACTATTCAGATATTCCTCATAGATTTCCCAATTCTTATTATTTTCCATTTGTATCACTCCTATACTTTTATTTTTAAGTATAGCTTATGTGTAAATTGGAAAATCTGTTTAACCTTGGGACAAATTTCATAAAATTTAGCGGGGGTCAGTTTACTGCTACATCTTCCAGAAATGGAAAAACCATAACTTTTAGTTACATTGCTCTAGGATTTTGGAAATAGTTTAATTTAACTATTTGTAATATACATAAAACTAACATGTTTAGGACTATTAATTTTATTAGAAGGATAAGTTGCATAAGCACCTATCTCCAAATTTCCGTTTTTTCGTATGGTAAAAAAAGGTTCTACCCACATTTCTTCTCTCAAGGTGTATCTTAAATTTAATAAAACAGTACCAGGAGTATTTATCAGGGGTAAATTTTTGTCTAAAAGTCCACTAAATATTACTATATCCCCAATTTTGTATAACCATGCATCAGAAAAATAATTTGTTATACGGCTGTCTATTTCTGTTCCTTTTAAGGCTGTAATTCCGGACAATTTTTCCAATTTCTTCGCAGTTTGATAATCACTTATTGGGATAAATTTTGAACTTTCAAAATAAGTCAATGAATTCTCTATTGTTGGAACAACTGTCTGATTATTTGCGACATCGTAATAAGCAACTCCTACTTTTTTCACTCCCGGAGTTCCTAATAATCCTCCAAAATTTGCACCAAACATAGGATTATACTCTATTATTTCAACTGGTATAGTGAATCTGACACTATCAAATATTACTTTGTAATATCTATTTCTTTTCAATTCTCCAACTGTTAAATTAACAACTGTATCTCCGCTTTCTTTCGCAAGATCATATTTATTGCCCGATATTTTTATCTTTACCACATTAGTGGTATTTGTTTCAGATATTTTTATATTAAATGATAATCCTTTAAATAAAGGCATTCCATTTAAATTACTTGTACCTTGTAGTCCATCTATTTCTAATTCATAAACATCTGTACTATTTTCTATTGTGTGAACTGTTTCTACTGTAAATATTAATCCTTCTTGCATTGGATTAAATAATTCTTTATTGAGTGGAGTTCCCGGAACATTAATATTGCTTTCTATATCTGTAATTATTGCCGTTCCGTCTCCATTATTTGTAAGATTATATTTATTTGCTGTAACTCTTCCTCTATCTATTACATTCGTAAATTTTTTTGGCATTTCTTATCTCCTTTCAAAATTTATCAGATCATTTGATAAAAATAATTTATCTCCGGAATTTATTTCTTTTGAATATGGAACATCATTAAAGCTAAAATCACAATCCGCTTTTCGTACTGCATACATAGGAAATAAATTATCACTAGCAAAAATGTCTCCTGAATAATATGATTCCGTATAATTTTCCAAACATTTTCTTGTATTTATTTTTATTCCACCACCAACAATGCTCTCTAAATCTATTGAATCAATAAGCGAAAAATTATAATCTTTTTCAGCTATGAAATCTATATCGTATCTTCCCGGCTCTCCATCTACTTTCCAGCCTTCACGGATTTCAGGAAATAGCCCAGTGAAACTCTTGATTAAATTTAGAATATTATCAAGCGTTGGAACTATATCCAATGCTTGAAATTTTAATTTAATTCTTTTTCTATAATTTTCGTCTACATCATTTTTTCTATTTTCTTCGACAAGTTCTCCTAAATCATCAAGAAACTCTCCTTTTGCTTTATCAATAAGCCAGTAATTTTCAAGCATATCTATATATTTATCAATCAAGTCAAATGCTTCAGCAATTGATTTTATGAAAGCTTGATTTGTTTCTGTTGCTTTCAAAATATAAGGTATTTTACTATTTAAATATTTATAATTATCGTACATAGAGTGCTCCTTTTTCTTTCACTCCAAGCTGTAGACTTGTTGTAAAAGATATTCCTGTGCCATGAATTTTAAATGACAAATCTAGATGCTTTAAATCTGTTTCGGAAATAGCAGGTCTTATTTTTTCAACAAAACATTCATAAGCCGAAATAAATCCGTTTACGCCTTTCGACCTGATGTAGTTATCTATTATTGCATCTATTTTATTTTTATTTTCTGCAGCATAATTTGCAGGAATTGAAGTATAATTTGCTTCAATTTTTACTTCTGAAGGTCTGTAAAATCTTATTTCTCTTTTAATTCCTGAAACATCTGTAGCATGTGCGATAACATCTCCTACACTTTTTATTGCCTGATCCTTCTTCTCAAATATAGTTTGTGCTATTTGTGTATTAATTCCACCATCAATAACTATGATTACACTTTTTTGTTCTATTCCATTAACAGTTGTCGGCTCGTGATTTTCATTTACATAGACATTTTTAACTCCGTCCAAATTCATTAATGCTGACTTTATTCCATCAATGTTCCAATAACTTCTGAAACGAGAATTAAACCATCTGTCACGATATTCTATATCAGTTTCCTTATCTTGACCGCCTTGCCCTTCTGTACTTGCTTGTATTGACAATATTCCCTGTACTGTTGTAATAAATTTAGTTATTTCATTAGTTCCAACATTACCAACACTTCCAACGTTTTCACATTGAAATTCCAAAGAAATTGTATTATTTGTTGCTGTTGCCATGTTTATGTTAAAAAATTCAACTCCAGTTGATGTTTTTACTCCCAGTTCTCCTATTCCAACAGTTGTTCCATTTACTGCATTGAATGTTACAAATATTCTTGAAAAACTAGGCTGCTTTCTAGGAAAGTTAAAATTTCCATTTAAAATATCGTCCAGCTCTTCGTTTTCGCATTTATATATATTTGCTTTATCAGCTAAGTATTGTATCCTGTAAAGTTTTTGTTGTGCCAATCTTCCAACCGGATATCCTATCATTAGATACCAAACTGACCTCTTATCAATTCCAAAATTTGATTGTGATGACTTTATACTGTCTCCCATTGTTCCTATTATGTCATTCAGTTCAGGAATTTCTATCCTTGCCATATTACACCTCCAAACTCTTTTCATATGTCTGATTATTAATTTCCAAAGAAATAAATACTTGTAATTTTCTTCTGTCTCCTGTTAAAAATTTAGAAGTAACAGCATTTATTTTATTAACTTCCCTAAAATAATAGAGTATTTTATTTCTTATATTTTCTTCTACTAATGTTTTATTTCCTGTTTCCCAGTATGCCCAATCAAGTCCATAATTTGTGTCAAATTCAAGTTCTCCAGCTCTGATTTGTAACATTACGGCTATCATTTGCAATATCTCAGAATTCCTGTCTTCCACTAACATCAAATCATTGTTTTTTATTTCCAACTCTCCATGATTTATATTTCCTAATTTCAAATCCATGTTTATTCCGCCTTTTCTGTTTTGTCTGATCCTTTTGTAATTCCACCATGAACATGAGTTGTTAAAGCTATTCCATTACTTGTTGTTTCATCATTTGTTATTGTTCCACTCTGCTCTACATTTCCATTTATCGTAATAGTTTCAGCATTTAAAGCATTTGAAGAAGTTGGAACAACGAAAGGGAATGCAATACAGTCAGCAAAGCTATTTGTCAAATCGCTGTCCAAATCTCCTTCATCGTCTCCCTCTAAGTAGTTAGACTGTGAAAAACTCAAAAAGGCAATAGGAACAATGTCTCCAACACTAAATGGAAATATTTGATTTACACTTTTATTTCCCAACTGACACATAGGAACACGTGGAATAGGTTGCCATTCCACGCCTTTTATTGTTCCCAAAGGTTGTATGGCATAAAAACCATCACCGTAGCTTCTTGTTATTCTTCCGAGTGTTGTTGTTGGTATTACTTCCATTTTTTTTCACCTCATTTAGTACTTTTACTTTGATTTCCATAACGAAATCTTTTATTGATAATGCTACAATTTTTGCTTTTCCATTAAATGTTTTGCTTTCTATTATTACATTATCTGTTTTCTTTAAATAATGTATTAACAGACAATTTAGGCTATAATCATATTCAACTTTACGATTTTCAGGACTTTTTGTTTTTTCAGCTTTCTTTTTCTTTGTTTTTCTTTTTTTCTTGTCTTCTTTTTTTGTTTCCTCGGTCGCTTTTCCTCTGTTCTTAGCAGATGTTTTTTCAGGTTTGACATATTTTTTTGGCTCTCCAAGTAGTCCTGAAGTTTTATTTAAAATTATTTTTTCAGTATCGTCGTTTTCCTGTGAATATATATATATTTCGTCATACTTCAAATTGATTTTGCTGTCACAGTCATTTACAATCTGAATAATTTTTCTTAAAGGTACATCATAAGGGCTTAAATAAAAGCCCCCTTTATATTCTTTATCTATTTTTAGTTCACATTTTTTAACAACATATCCTATACTGTCCGCAATCTCCTTGATAACTTTGCTGGCTTTAGTCGGCTCCAATCCGATGCTCACACGATTGTTAAAACTTTTTGTTGCTTCCAAAAATTTTATTTTTAATTCATATTCAAGCTGTACAACTTCTGTTATTGTCCCGGTAAATACTTCTCCTATATCTTTTCCATATCCCATTTTCACATTTATAGTGTCTTTTTCTCTTATCAAATCTATATCTGATTGTGCTAAGTTAAAAATAGTTATTTCTCCGCTACTTAAGTCATTGTTTTCACTGTCTTTATAACTCACGGATATATCATATCCTCTTATTTCTCTGTCCTGTTCAATGTCGTTAGGATCCCAATATTGATAAGGAACTTCTATATCCTTGTTAGCTGTTCTTATAGTAATCAAAGCACTCTCATTAAATAACTCTCCAATTACAAATCTATTATCTGTCATAAAGTTACTCTCTTTCTATAAATTCAATAAATACAGTATCGTTCAAGTTATCAAAATTAACTTCACGCTCAATTCCATCTTCGGAAAATGGGAAAATATAAGCGTTAGGAAATTCAGGATTAACATTATTATTTTTATCCCGGCTTAAATATAGTCCCACTGGAACTCCAAAAACCATTTTTTCGTTCTTCAGAATAAGAACATCGTCTTCATTGTAAATGTCAAGATACAGTCTACTTTTAAAAACTGGATTTAGCTCGTCATCATTAACGAGCATTTTGTGTTCCTTAAAGTGTAGCTTGAAGTTCTCGTCCAGTACTCTTAAAGTGAATTTCAGAGGAATTAAGCTCTTATCCAAGTTTATTCTCATTTTAGATACCCCCCTGAAACTTTACTTGGAGTAGTTCCTTGAGTTCCTACAGTTGTTGTTCCATTCACTTGCGTCTGTTCTCCTGTTTTAACTTCGCCTGTACTCATTATTTTTGCCGTTTGAAATTGTCTAACACTCAAAGAAAATGAATAGTTATTCTTATCCATTTCCTTTGAAATACTTAAAATCACTAGATTTTCAATTATTTCATTGCTTGTTGTTATATTTATTTTTTGTTTTTTTAAAAATAACTGTTTTATTTCCTCAAAAAGTTCCTTTTTCTTCAAATTGTCAAGATTAAATTTTGCTTCAATACGGAGTTCTTTATCTCCAATTCTTAAATTTGTAGAAATTTGATTTGGAATATCCGAAGGATCTAAAGGACTGTCTTTCATATCGCCTTTTTGTGTTTCTGATATCTGACACCAGTCAAGTCTTATATTGTTTATGTAGACCCCTTCTCTGTACTTTTCAAGGTACTTTTTTTTATAAGTATTCAGGTTAGTTACAACATTTTTTTTATATCCTTTGTACTGCTCCCTGTAATTACTTACTTGATTATTTATCTGATTTAAATCTAACATTACTAAATGTCACCCCACTTGTAAGCAGCATCGCTTTCCCTGTCGCTCAAGATATTTTCAATAAGCGATATAATAATAGGTCTTAAAGCTTTTATTTTTTCTATTTTATCTTGTGCCACTTGCTGAATGTTAATCGGAATGCTTATTTCATATGAGTTGCCACCTTGTGGCATTGGCATTTGATTGTTAAATATATTTTTTGCCATATTTATAATTTTCTCAGTCTTTTGATTAGAGAAAATTTGTGTCCCTTTTGGAAGAAACATTTCACTTCTTGAATTAGGAGACAACCCTACAAGTCCACTTGGAGTGGCAAACATTTCTTTCCCTTGTTCTGAAATAGTTGTTGCTCCGCCCATAAAATTATTATCTCCTAATGCTCTTTTAGGCTTGTTTCCTCCACCTAGAAGTCCTGATAAGAAACTCGCACCCTTTTGTAACGGCTCAAATGTTACTTTTGCCAATAATCCTATTAATTTTCCTAGTGCTTCAGCTAAAAAATTAAGGACAGGTTGAATAACACCCCATGCGGCATTTATTGCTGAAGAAAGTCCTTTGAATGCGGCTCCTCCTATTGTTGCTAAATCTGAAATAAACTGTTGTACTGTTTGAGTATCTAATCCCATTCCTTCCATTACTCCCTTGAAAAAGCTTCCTAATATTTGAACAACATTCATCATGACATTGAATTGCATATTCCAATACGACCCTAATCCTTCCAGTAAAGGCGTTATAGTTTCAACACCCCATGTGATGCCTTCTACTAATCCTACTAACATATCCCCTGTGTCCATACCTCCTGTAAAAGAATTAAAAAACTCCTGTACTCTTTCTACAGCCGGAGAAATTGCTTCCAAAACTCCATTTATCAGTTCATCAAAAGCCTGTTTTAAATTTGCCAATGGTTGTACTAATTCCTGAGCTAATGGGGAAAGTTCTGAAAATTTCTTAGTTACTTCATCCAGACTTGCCGTTGCCGATGTTCCTGTTATCAACCCCCATGCTTCACCTATAGCACTTAAAAGTTCTATTATAGCGTCTATCCCTTGTCCTAATAAGTCTAAAGCTGGAGTTACTAAATTTATAGCTTCCGTCAATCCCTGACCTAGTAGACCAACTAAAGGGGCAATAGCATCTCCGAAACCTATCATTGCGTCAGTCATTCCAGCTTTTAATCTGTCCATTGTAGCACCCCAACCTCTGTTCATTATTGCATATGCTTCATCAGTTGCTCCTGCTACGTTCTTAAATTCTTCTAAATTTTCTTCAAAAACTTTTTTATTAGATGTAAGAATATTAACAGCTTTTTTAGATTCGACTGAAGTAAACATGTCAGCTACTGTTTTTCCTGTAGACTGTGCTTTTTTCTCAATCATTCCTAATGCTTGTGATACAGTCCCTCCATTTTTCATGAAAGTCTTAAAATCAACACCACCATTCAACTGTTTGAACATCTTATAAGTTTTACTTCCCGAGTTATTCAATTCTTCAAACATTGCTCTCATTGATGTTCCAGCTTTAGCCGTTGACCCTTTTCCCATTGTTGCTGTCAACGTTGCCATTGTTGCTGCAGTCTGCTGAAACGAAACGTTTGCTGCAGAAGTTGAAGGCAAAACATCTCCGATTGAACTTGCAAGTTCCGGGAACGAAGTAACTCCTTTTTTTATTGTTGCAAATAATAAGTCAGATACATTATTGACATCTAAACTATCATTTCTGTAGTTATTCATGATTGTATTTAAAGTAGCTGTTGAATCACTCAAACTTGCCATTCCAGCCTTACTTGCTTTTATCCCTGTTTCAACAAATTTAAAAACATCTTTTTCGTCTACTCCGGCAGATAAGGCATTGTAAATTGCATCTGTTGTATCTTTCATTTCTATTCCATAAGTTTTAGCCATTCCTCTTACTCTTTTTCCCATTTCTTTTTCGGCTTCTGCCGATTTTTTTGGCAATAAAGTAAAAATAGCATTCATACCTTTTTCAAAATCTCCGAATGCTTCTAATGATTTTTTTGTGAATCCAACAACAGCTGCAACACTTAAAACTGGTAGCATTGCCGACAATAAGCTTTTAAATCCACCAGCTAATTTGTCAACACCACTTTTAGCATTTTCAGCTCCTTTTCCTACTCCGCCCAATCCTTGCTTTACTTTTTCAAGTTCAGGCTTTGTCTTTCCTGTATCTTTAACTTCTTTTTCAAGACCGTCTACTTCTTTCGAAGCTTTTTTAGCTGAGGAGGCTAATTCATCAATAGCTTTGTCGACACTATCAATAGCACTCTTATCGCCTTTAAACTTCATATCAATTACCATTTCATTTGCCATTTTGTTTATTAACCTCCTCTATCCACTCATTTCTTGCAATTTTCATTTCAAGGAAAGTATCATTGTCCATATTTAAAATTTCATTGATACTTCCCATTTTATTTTCAAAAATTATTCTCCATCTACTTCTTCTATCTGTAGCTTTTTGTTGGCATCTATCATATCTTCGTTGCCATATTTCAGCAAAAAAGGAAGTATAACTCCTACTGCTGCAGCTGCATTTTTTCCGAAAAACTTATGACTTCTAGCTCCTTCGGGAGAGATTATCATATCTTCTGCCAAGGCATCGTATGTGTCCAGCCGGTCCGCATTACCTTCTATATGACTATTCACAATTTTAGCAAGTTTTTCATCGTCTCCATTATCCTGATATTCTATTTCCAGCTCTTCATAAATTTTATAGCCTTTCCCTGTTTCATCTTTAGCATATATATTTTTTAATCTTAATTTTGGCATTTCCTATTCCTCCTATAAATTATCTCTTCTTACTGATTCTGCCTGTACTGTAAATGTAGCATCTACATTCGAGTTATCATGTTGTCCACTTTCTTTTTTTTGGATTGTAACTCCAACCAGAACATGTGTTTCAGGCTTTCCTTTGACAGAAGTATTTTTAAAAAGTCCTGTCCCTGTTCCACCTTCATCCATACAATCCTGTACAAAATTATTTAAAAATGTAAAATTCCCACTATTCTGCCTAACAACTACTTCATAAGTAGTAGCCGTTGAACCATTCATTATTGTGACATGTTCTCCGTTCATGTCAGGATCTGAAAGTGTGAAATTTTGGTTGACCTGTGAAGGATTCACGGACACACCTATTATATTTCTAGTTCTTCCAGTCGGACTTGTCAAAACAAGACTAACTTTTCTTACATCTTTCATTATTAATTCCCTTTCTTACCCCCTAAATATTCAAAATTTAAGGGGTACATTTGATTTATTTTATTTCTTTGATATTTTCCTTGTCTGATTACTTAAAAACGCTTAAAAACGATTTTTTAGACTAATGTTGTTTTCCAGTTCAAAGTTGCATTTAAATTTTCAATCTGTCCTGCAAGAGTGAAGTCTACTTTTGTGTCTTCCAAAATTCTGTCCACTATTTTTTGATTTGGAATTGAAGCTCTTTCAGGAACAGTTATTTTAAATGAATAATCTCTTGCCTTTGTGCTTCTTCTTGCAAGCCAACCTTCGTCTCCTACTTGCACCATGCAATCATTTAACTTATTCTCAATAACATTAATTCCTCCATCATCGTAAGGAACTCCTATCTGTTGATTGAAAAGCTTATGAATTGAGCCTGTTATTACAAATATAATGTAATCTAACCCTATTCTTTCGTCTGCATAGATATCTCCACCAATTGTTTTTGACAGGGACACCATTCCAGCACCCCAAGCGTTTTCATAAGTAGCAACATTTTTGCTTTTGTAAGTGTTCAGTTCCACATTTGTAAGTGGCACATTATGTTCGAATAAGGCTGTATTATAAGTTCTTATTCCTTGCAATGTTTTGTGTTTTACTCTCATTCCAAATCCTGCAGTTGCTAATCTTGTGAAAATTCCTCCACCTAATGCAGCAGCAACTCCACCTTTAGGATTTAAAAATTCAAGAGTATTTGATTTGTCAGTTCTGACATCCACCTTAGGATTTGCTATTGCAAATATCCGGTCTGATTTTTCTAAATCTCCCACTGTATTTTCTTTCTTTTCAATTAATGCGAAATTGTAATTTCTATTCAGGAACAAACTTAGCCATTCATTGAATTTTGCATGTTGCAAATCAAATATCCAAAAATAATTATCGGCATCCTCTTTTGTATTTTCCAGCTTGTCAGTAAATGCCACAGTCAAGTCATCTGAACTTGGATTAAATTGTATTCCTTGTATCCAAAAATGGTCTCCTTTTATAGTTGTTCCACCACTTTCTATTGTCTGTGAAAGAAATAATTCAACCATTTTATAAATATTATCTGTACTTGACAATCCTAAGCCCCCTTTTGCGGTTGGAGTTGTCATATATTCCAGTGCCGTATTAGGCTCTAATTTTGTAAGAGGAATATTTTTTTCCACAGTAACTAATCTATGCACACCTAAATCTACATTATAGTTGCCTATATATTCCCTAATTATTGTAAGCTTAACATCATTGATGTTTTGACTTAATATATTACTCATTTATTGTGACCTCCTGTTTATTATTTATTTTAGTTTTTACTGTTTCAATAGTTTCAACTTCTCTTTCTTCTATGACATCAAATGAAATTTCAACATCGAAGGAATAACAATAACTCCATTTTCCAGCTTCAATAAAATTCAAATTTCTAATAAAAGACATCCGTTTTATTCCAAAGCCATTATTATTAATTATGTTCCTTTTTTCAAAATTGATAATTCTGAATAAATTATTCGCCAAATCTACAGCTTCCATCATGGTTTTATGCCTGCAATTAAATTGCAATGTTGAGTTATAAGTCTTTATATTCTGTTCTGTTAATACTCCATTTTCTTTTTTCAAAACTTCAACACTCTGATTGTGAAAATCAGGAGTTAAATTAATAACAAACATTTCAACAAATGGATAATTTGGAGTTTCTGCAAGAATTTCTCCCGCTATAATTTGCCATTTCTTATTGCTGAAACTATTTAACAGTTTTCTAAACTTCTCTATCAATTCCATCTTTTAACCTCTCTAAATAGCAGATTATCAAGTTAGCATGTCCATTCTGCCTGTAGTCTTCTTTTCCTACAACCCTGAATTTGTTCCCTAAATGATCTATGACTTCCGTTTTCAAGTCTATTTCAACATTTTCTTTCACATATAATTTTCTATCTTCAAAACCCAAAGTTGTATCCTGTGACTGAAATTTAATGTAATCTGAATGACTTAAGTCAAATAATGCTCCCTTGAAAGTAACGTCTTTTCCTTCTACTATTCTTTCACCATCTTCCCAACGAGGAACGCTGTTTTTTATTTTTAATTCCTTAAAAAATCTTTCAGGAATTTTTACATTATCCATAAATCACCTACTCTATTTCAAATCTTACTGAATTAAGCATTGTTCCTGTATCAATAAGCGGTTTAGTTCCTTTTTTTCTTTTCAAAGTGCTTTCCTTATTTGCAGCAAAACCACCTTTTAAAATGCTCTCCTGAATCAATCTAACCGTTTCAACACCTATTGTATTTAGCACCATTTCTCCACTTGCACCACTTTTAATTGCTTCCATCACAAGTGATTTCAGTGTTGTGTCTAAATAGTTTTCTATATCCTTAGTAGCATTTGAAAAAAAAGGTCTCGGAACATTACCTTTTCCTCTTCCAAATTCTACATAAAAAGCATATTCAGAAACTTTAGTTCCCTTCGCTCCACTTTCACTTCCTGTAAATCCTATTTTCAACTTATGACTTGTCAAATATTTAAATACTTCTTTTGCCTTGTTATATTCGTCAAGCTTAAATTCAATTGATATTCCCATTACATCAGTAGTCCTTTCAGTATCGGTATGATAAATGTGTTAAAAATACGGTTATCCTTATACGTATATGCAATATCATTGATTTTATAATTACTGTATTTCTGCATGTCAGGATCTTCTTGCAATAACATTAAATCTCTAATCATCATTGCCACGTAATATTGCAAATCATACGGAACATCTCCGTTATCTCCGAATGTAAATCCGGAATTGTATTTAAGGACTATCTTGTCTTCTTTAGTAAAAGTACAGTTATTGCACCCTGAACAGAAATAATCCGTTAATTCTATTTTTTTAGTTGTACTGATATAGTCCTCTGCTTCCACATCTTTTTCATTTATTAAAACAGAAATAACAGAATTAATAGGCGGGTATTTAACCCAAAACCTATTAATTTTAATGTTTTTCTGTATTATTTCAGTTCTATCTTGCTTTTCTAAGTCGTATCCTATGTGACTTTCAATCATATCTGAAACAACATTTATAAGAATTTTTACAAATTCTTTTTTACTTTCTTCCAGCTTCTGATTAGTAAGTCGCTCATATTGACCGACAGTTATTATTGCTTTCATGCAACCACCTATTTCTTTTTAACAGGAACAAATGCCTCAGGCAATAACACATTTCCACCTACCATTGTTTCAAAGTAATATCCGGTAAATCCTTTTTGTGTAATGTCATCTTTAATTCTTATGTTGTAATCAGTATGAGTTACTCCTAAGTATCTTGACATATCTGCTACTAACACGACTACATCTCCTACATTTGCACTTTTGAATGCTGGCAATGTGTCGTCATAAACAACTGGCAGAGCTGACAGAGAATCCTGTTTTCCATTTTTGTAAGCTTCTTCAAATATTGGATTTCCATTATTATCTTTTAATTTAAAGAATTCCTTTGCTGTTTTTCTGTTCATGATTATTACAGCTTTTGAAACATAATCTTCTTTTAAGTCATATTTTGCATCTATTATTGTGTCATAATCCACTTTACCAGCTGCAGCAAACGTCAAAGCATTAGCCGTAACTTGTGCATTTGTTAATATTCCATAAGGCTCTCCAGTTCCACTTCCAAAAAGTATTTTTTCAGAAATCTTTTTAATAAAGTTTTCTGCTACTCTTTCTAAAACTAATGCTACAAATCCTACAACATCTCCAGCTAACATTTTGTTAGTGAATATTGGTAAAGCGTAGATTTGGTGCAGTTCTAATTCTACTTGATCAAGTAAGCTTATAGCTGTTTCAGCTCTTGTTGCTGTTTCTCCTATAAATTTAACTTCTGTTGTTCCTATTAATTCCCTTGGTATTTTTGTAGACATTTCAGACATTGAGAATTTTGAAACATAAGCCCATACGTTTTTAGTGTCCTGTGCTCTTCTCAGAATTGTTCTACTTAACAATGGCAATATTGCCTGTGGAACATTAGTTGTTCCTGTAGATTTTGCAATTTCTTCTCTTTTTTCTAAGAATTGAGAAAAAGATTTTATTGTGTATCCTTTATCACTGTTTGTTTCTTTCATGAATTCCCATATTGATTTCTCAAGATCAGCTTCAGTTAGTTCTTTTTTTGTTTCCTGAATTCCAGCATATTCTTTTGCAAATTCATTTAATTTATCCTCAATTGATTTTTCAAAGCCTTCTTTGTAGTCTTTCAATGATTTTTCAAAATCACCTTTAACACCTTCCAGCTGCTTTTTCACTTCTTCGCTTAAATCTTCCTTTTTTAAAGCTTCTTCAATTGATGAAATTTGTTTCTTTACACTTTCCTCATATTCTCCAAATAATTTTAATATTTCTTCTCTATTCATATTTTCATTACCTCCTAAATTTTTAAATGTTGTTACATTACTTCCCGGAACAGCTCCTTTGATAACCATTGAGCCTTCCCAAACTTCAAATTCCTTTATAAGAAAGGCTCTAACTTGACCTTTTTCAGTTTCAACATACCCTGTTTCGCCTTTCAGAATTCTACCACCCACCGACATGTCATATTTCGCTCCTAATTTCATGAGCGAATATATTTTAGCGGCTTCTTTATTCAGATAATTTCCATTATCGTCTTTTTCTAAGTCCAACTTGGCTTTAAATTTTAAATCTCCATTCTCAGCCCATAATTCCATTACTCCCAATTCACTATCTTTTTTATGTTGATGCAATAAAAAGGCTGTTCTTGAATTATCTTTAGTTTTGAAATTATTAATTGACTCTTCCAAAAAAAAGTCTCCATAACTATCTAAAACTTTACCTTTTGTAAGTATTCCCTCAATAATTCCTTTTTCCATGTCAGACTTTTCTATGATTGTTCCTATGTCTTTTTGAAATATTCCCTTTGGCATTATTATCTCCTATACTTTAAATTTATATGTTGTGATACAATAACAATTTATTACATCTCCAGCTTCAGCATCAGGATCATGTGCATACATCAGACCGTTTGAAAATGCTTCATCTATTTTTCTTTCTTCGCCATTCATATCTAAATGTGATTTTCTGTCCGTTGCACCACCACCTGAATGCATCCATACTTTAGTGTTTACAAGCGTTTCTTTAGCAAGTTCATGCATTGAATACCCACTTGCCTTAGCCGTTTCTGTTCTTGCGATTGTTAAAGTTCTGCTCTTTGTCATTTCTTTTACATTTTCCCTGACCTCCTTGGCTATTTGTTTCGCATTTGTTCCACTTGCCTGTCTTTCAGAAATGATTTTATTTATTTTATTTTTTGTAACTTCATCAATTTTTTGTACTTTTTCTGCAGCTTTTTTAGCATTAAAATCATTTAGTCTTTTATCTTCTATATCTTTAAAATACTTTACCTTTTCCCTCACTTCATACATTTCGTCTACTACATCTATTACAGCCTTAGTTGAAACTCTATGAGTGAGTAGTAGTGTTTTATTTAAGTTATTTCTGAAAGTTGAAAAATCAATTATTATTTCTTCATTTATTACATCAACACTATTTGATAAATCATTAAAGTTTGAGTCTAATTTTTTTTTTACAACTTTCGTTGCTTTTCCTCTTGCTTTTTTTAATGCTTCAGCTTGTTTCTCCATTTGTTTCTTTTCTTTTTTTGTCATTAAATATCGTCCTCACTTGGATTGTTATCAATTGGCTCTACTTCGCCATTCAATACATCCGTTAAAGTACTTGGCATTCCTTTAATCAATATTTCGTCTGCTCCATTTATACTGTCTAAATTAAGCATTTTTCTTTTTTCGTTTACAGTATGAAATTCTGAAGCATTCAATGTATTTATCAGTTCAATCTTATTGTCTTTCAATACTTCTATTTTTGAAGTGTCAAAGTCAATCAGTTCATTATGCCCAAAATCTTTTTGAAATAATCTGTTTATGCATGACTTTATCTGTTCAGCCGCAGGGATAATGTTCTCAGTGTAGAGTGCTTTCTTTGCCTCCTGCATGTTGTTATATTTTGCATTATCTTTTCCACCAATAAGCAAATCAGGAACATTCAGAACGTTCGAAGTGATATTTCTTATTTCCGCTGTTGCTTCCATAAAATCAAAATCTCGTGGAGTAAAATCAAGGTTGTGTATTTTTGATTTCTCGTCAAAACCACTTAAAATGATTGGTTTCCCTATTCCATCTGCTCCACTATTCTCACTTATTCTATCCTGAATTTTTTCTATTGTTTCCCCTGTTCCTAGCTGGTCTAACAAAATTAAAAACTGTCTTTTACCACTATTTTTCAGTATACTGTTATTCCAACGGCTTATTAAACAGTAGTAATCATGCAACAATGCAAGTGATGTAACTCTATTTATTCCATTTCCTTTAGAATACAAATTGGGCATTTTCTTATAACAGAAGTTTTCAAGTTCTTTTCCTGAAATTTTCTTTCCATTTGATAAGTCAATGCTCTGAATTCCAAAGAGTATATTGTTATTATTGTAATTTATGGTATATTCAGACGGACTGTATATCCACAAATCATATTTGTTGTAAAGTTTTATTTTTTGAATAAGGAATTCACCAAAGATAGCCCAGTAAAGATAACAATAATATAAAAAGTCATCTGTATCCATCAAAGCGTTAGGATTAATCAAGCTCCTATAAACTATATTGTCCTTTTTTTCGTTTTTCCCTTCTGTATTTTCCTCATACACACTCCAGTCTATTGAGTAAAATCCTTGTTGCATTCTTTCAAGTGCCGAGCTTATAAAAGGATTTTCAGGGATTTGTTTTAACATTCTTTGTACATTGACAGTATAAGGAGAAATATTAAAAGCTCTCGCATAATTCAACAAGTCATTAAAGCTTTTAATTGTTATGCCTTGTTCCTTTTTTCTAAAAAATTTAAACATGTTCACCCCCTTATATCTTACTTTTGTATCTAGTTTTTAAATCTCTTGGTCTGTATCGTGAAAGAGCATAATCAAGTGCATCTTTAGTGTGAGCATCGAAGTTAAACATTTTCTTCTTATCTCCCACTATTATTACTCCGTTCTCGTCCTTTTGAAATTTCAAGTTTTTTAGTTCTCTATATGTGTTCTCACACCGCTGTGCTATCACAATTCTGTTGAATGATTGCACTTTTCCAATCCTACCCAATGGATTTCCTACCATTTTATCCGCCTTTGCCATGAGTATTCCGTTTGCTTTGAATTCTTGAATAGTTTTAGGCTCAGCATAATCAGCATATATTACAATACCGTCTTCCGCTATATCATAAAGGAAATCTTCCTGTATTATTTGTGGATTGGTTAATCCTTTGTTGTAAAATTCATTATAGATATAGAGAATATTATTTTCATAATCTATTGCAGCTCTCACAACTGCAGTGTAGGAAACTTTAAATCCAAAGTCCATTCCTGCAACATGCCATTCAATCCCTAGTCTTGCCACCTGTTCGTCCACATATTCATTGCTTTCTTTTTCAATATTGCTATATACGAACTCTCCATGATAACCGAATCTTCCTTGTTGTGCTATTGCTACTAAATAAGGATCCTTTTCCATATTTAATTCTGCAACCGCACTAGGCGGAAGAAACTTATTTTCTTTATAAGTTGAATGGTTAAAATATATCCTTTGCACATATCCCGTTTCAATATCTTCTATCTTTTTTATAAATTCCCTTTTTTCATATAATGTTTCTTCAGATACTCCTGCATATTCTGTCAGAAACCAGTAAGTCCAGTTTGAAGCACTGTCAGGCTCTGCCGGATTTGTACTTAAGTACATGTGCATTTTCACTCCCGGAGTTCTCAATCTATATCTAAGTTGTTTGAAATCGTTTCTGTTGCACTGATTAGCTTCTTCTATCCATATGTCAGTAATTCCTTTTATGGACTTCAATCTTCCTACTTCATCTAATCCCCTGAAAATAAATTTAGTCCCGGTTATTTTATTTTCTATTTCCAAACGTCCAGTTCTTATGTTGAAATAATTCTCTAACTCAAGTTCAGTTATAACATCAACTAAATCAGTAAATACGCTGTCTCTTATATCTCTATAAACTTTCCTTATTCCTAGTATTTTTCTTTTTCCCTTGAAACTATCTATAATAAGTCTAGTTGCCACATTATAGCTTTTGCCACTTCCATAACTTCCAATCAGCAAATATATGTCCGATTTATCTTCAGATATAAATCCCTTAAAATGTTCATTTATATCCAACTTAATTTCCATTTATTCTCCTAAAATAAAAAATTCCTGATGTGGATATTTCTCTTTGAAATACTCAATCAATTTATTTTCTTCGAGCAAATAATTACGGTCTGTATCCTTGTAATCCACTCTTAATTCTTTTGAGCCGTCTTTAAAAACAAAGTTACGTACTATCCTGAAATCTCCTTTTTTTATTCTGTCTTCTAAATCTTTTTTAGTTATTTTATTTTCTGTGTTAATTTCTTCAGATTGTTCCTCAACATTTGTTTCAACTTCTTCAGATTGCTCTTCTGACTTCTCAACTTCTGTGTTGATTTCTTCAACATTTGTTTCAACTAAATTTTCTTTTTTACCATTTTTTCCCATTTAACTACACCTCCACAATCTCTCTTGTTCTTCCTACTTTTCCAGCTCCTACCACATAACTGTCTGATTTAAATGCCGCAATAAAACTATCTCCTTTTTTCTTAATTACTCTGTACTGATATTTAACTCCTGATGTATCTTGTGTTTTTGTGTTATGTAAAAAATCAACTTTTTCTTCAAATTCTTCTTTTGAAATATCAAAATCATACAGAATATTATTTGTAGCTATTCCAAAAGTCTTAGTTTCATCCGAAATTGTTAATTCAAAATCTCTCAAATATCTTGTCCCTTCTAAATGCTTTTCCACAAATTCATTTAAAAGCTTTTCAGCCTTGTTACTTTTCTTTTCCTCTACAACTGTTGTTTCAGTCTCTTTTTCATTACTCATTTTTTTTATCCTCCAGTTCTTCTATCTCTTTTTCTTTAAATTTAAATTCCACTTTTGTATCTTTTATCTGTTCACCTTCTATTTTCTTTTTCTCAAGATCCAGTTTCTCTTGTAACAGTTCTTCATTGACTAACTGTTGTTCAATCTCCAACATCTCGTAAGGAGTTAGCATTTTGCCTGTTCTCATTAAATCCATACCCATTTTCTTAATAGTCTGGTATGCTTTTTCGTATTCCTGTATCTTTTTAATGTTTGTTTCTTCTTTGTTGCTTAACTCATTAGTAGTTTTTATTATCAGATTAGCTTTTGCAACCTCTGTATTTTTCAATATCTTGTAAATATCGCCTTTATATACCTCATCTACAATTCTTTCGAGGTATTCTTCGGTACGCTCCTGTCTTATTTGCCTTATATTTTTAGCCTTCTTATAATAAGCACTCTTTTTTATTCCGTACTTTTCCATTACTTCGTTTTTTGACATCCCATTCAAAATGTCTTGTTGGATTTTTATTTCTTTTTCATTTGCACCATTAATTTTTGGGGGTGCACTTTTCTTTTTAGGGGGTGCATTAGTTAAGGGTGCATTTATCTGTTTTTTTTTCCAGCCATCTCTTTTTTTCCAACTTTTGACTGTATTAATACTTTGATTGTATTTTCTACATAATTCTGTGATTCCTGCACCATTTTCATATTCTTTTCTTAACAGATCTCGTAAGTCCTGCTTATCCATTCTTATATTCTTCCCAATTTACAGTTTTTCCATTTATCTTTATTTTTTCTTCTCCTGTAAATTTTAAATATCTTTCTATAATTACTTGCACCCACTTAATTTCTAATTCCATTAAATACGCTTTCCTGTTTAATTGTTCACAAGCTATCAGTGTACTTCCGCTTCCACCAAATAAATCTAATACCTTTTCATTTTCTCGACTGCTACTTTTTATTGCTCTTGCACACAATCCGACAGGCTTAGGTGTTGCATGTCCCCCTGTTTCTTCTCTGTCTTCTCCTGAAACTCTATTAAAATGCCAAACATTATTCATATTATCGTGAGTGTTATTAAAATATGCTCTTGTTTCATAAAAAGATTTTTTAATTTCTTCATATTCTCTTTTAATTTCTTCATATTTTCTTTTAAAAGCATCCACATTATTTTCAATAGCCCATTCTTGAAATTTTAAATATACGTCTTTTGTTGGTAAATTCCATTGGCTTTTGTCTGTCCAATGGTCTCTGCTTTTATCTGAATGTCCTGCGATTGTTTTCATTGTTGGAATGTCCCAACCACATTTGTTCCTTTGCTCCAATAAATAGTGTCTTATAGGCTCCCAACCTTCAAAATAATTGTCTGAATTAGTATTGAAGCCTTGAACACCTTTTATAACAAATAAACATTTTTCGTCGGCTATTGGGTACATTCTGAAATCTTCAGAGTTTTGCCCCTGTCCGTTCCCTTTGTCCCAAGTTATCAAATTTCTGAATGTTATTTCATTATTTTCAATTTTTGGCTTCAATAGATTAGAATAAATGTCCATTAAAGGTTCATCTATTCCCCAGCAGTACCAGCTACCGTTTTCGGTTAAATTTTCAAATGACAAAGGTATCCATTTTTTATTAAATTCCAGTAAATCATAAAAATTTAAATTGTCATTTGTAACTCCATCTTTTTCCTTTTTCATTCCGTATGGAGGATCTGTGAATACTAGATGTGCTTTTTCATTATTTAATAAAAGTTTTATTTGTTTTGAATCAGTGCTATCTCCGCACATTACTCTGTGTTTTCCTAATTCAATTAAATCTCCTGACTTTATTACTATGTTTTTTGGTTCTTCCAATTCGGCATCATCTTCTGCTACTTCTTGATTATCTTCTGCAGTTTCTTCAATCTCATCTTCCATTATTTCCTGTAGCTCTATTTCATCGAATCCTAGTAATGATGTGTCGAAATCTACGCTTTCAAGCTCTTCTATTTCCTGTCTTAATATTTCCATGTTGAAACCTGTATTCAATGTATACTGATTATCAGCTATCATATACGCTTTTTTATCTTCTTCTGTTAAATCTGTATGTCTTACTACTTGTACATCCCTATAACCTAGTTTTTTTAAAGCCATATATCTTCCATGCCCTGCTAGGATCATATTATTTTCATCAACTACAATCGGACTTCTATATCCTATTTTTTTTATTGTTTCAGATAATCCTTCTATCTGCCAATCAGGATGTTCTTTTGTATTATTTTCATACATCCTTATCTTATCTATACTAATTTTTTCCAGTTCCATATTCCCTCGCTTTCTTTTTTAACTTTCCCACCAACCCAACCGCTCCATGTTAATCAATGAGCCCATATATATAAAAATCAGAAGGAGGCTAAATAAAAAAGCCGACCTATAAATAGACTATCTCTAATCTACGTACAAGTCGGCTCATTAAATTTCATAACTCTTGCCTTTATTCAATTGTTGCTGTTTTTCTTCTTATTACTTTTCCATTTTTAAAAACAATTGTCATTTGTTTTTCTCCATTTTTGTCAAATTCATTCAATAATTTTACAATAAATTGGAAAAGATTTTTATTACTTTCAATTTTTTTTATCTGCTCTTTAGTAAGCATTTTATCACCTTCTTATTATACCATATTTCCTCTGTTTTTCAAAACTTTTTATCGTAGATTTTCTCTTATAAAGTCATCTAGTAGCAAGGCAAAAAAGCTGAAACTATAGAGTGAATAATAAATTATTAGCCCCCATTCAATCCTATAACTATTCCATCTACCCGTTCTTTTATACTCACTTATTTTCGTTATTGTTCTTCCAGCTGTTAAAATTGCAAAAACTATTGCAAATCCTAGTAAATATGTTTTCAAAAATTTCATTCCTATTCCTCCTATATTATTTTAAAAATAAATAAATTCCTATTATCGTTATTAAGTATATACACATTATAAATAAATCAAAGAAAGCACCCTTAAAATATTTTCTTTCTTCGGCTTTACTCACTTGATTAAAAACTGTACTTAAAATTATTATTGTCACAATTATTTTTAATATCATTTTATTTTCTCCTTCACTATTACGTCATCATATTCTCCATTTTTTAATTTTTTCCGGAACAATGCAAAGTGATTTGGATAAATATCCAGTAACTCGTATACAAGTTGAGGATTGAGCCATACACCACCTACAATATATTTTTCCTGAAATTTCTCTTTTCCTATCGCATGTTTTATCATGTGATGTTCTCGGCACAATGTTATGAATGGATTTTTTAATCCATCATCATTTTCATAAGTTCCAGCACTACTTGAGATTGTGTTCCAATGTTCTAAATCAACTATATCTCCATTGTGAAAATCATGAACTTTTCCACATACTGCACATCTCCTAGCTCTCAGACAACTAATAACAAATCTTCCAATTTCAGGAACCCACGTAGCAGGATTGCCTGTTTCCTCTCGAAATCCTATATTTTCCTTTACAGCTAACTCACATAACCACTGTATAAATTCTCTTGCAACATCTTTGCTTGCTCCGTCTCTTTTTGTTTCGGATATACTGAAATATTCAAGATCATGTAATCTGCAAAATTCAGTCTGAAGCTGTTCTCTCCACTGCTCCTTGTCTCCACCATTGCAATAAGCAAAATCATCTAAAATACACCATATTTTTTTTCTCTGCTCTGTAGTCAATCTTTTATCAACAATAACAGTTGCAATTGTATTTTCTATGAAATCCTCAAGCTTTTTAGTATGTTTCTCTTTTACAGTCTGCGTAGAAGTAAGAAAATACTTTGTTTCTCCTGTATCCATATTTATTTCAAATGTTCCTTTCAATATATCTTCCAACTCCTACACCTCCATTTTTAATATGCTTCTTTTAAAAATTTTTATTCCCTTTCGCTCTTTCAATTTTCATAAATAATCCTTTTTTTTGCAGCAGTGAACCAATTTCAAGATTAATTCCTTTTTTCTCCAAAAATAACTCTATATCTCTTCTTGTGTTTCTTATTGTCGAAAGTGGAAAATCTTTTTCTTTGTATTCAGATAAAGACATTGTAATTGCACTTATATTATTTTCCCTATCCAAATAGTATTTTAAAACTGTATCAGGCTTTTGAATTTCTAAAAATATTTCAGGATGTTTAGCACAAATTTCAGCTACTTTCCTAGTTTTACCTCTTGTCTTTGTCATAAATCTATTTATTTCATTTGTTATTTTCTCTAAAATCATGTTTTTATCCAAGTTTTCCATTTCCCCTCCTAATTAAATAAATCTTCTATTCCATATCTGTATCTAGTTCTTGATTTTTTCTGCCATAACTGTTTTCCAAGTTGTCTAGCTTCTGTAATATCTATTGATTTTTTTCCTGTAAATTTATAAAACTCGTCAAAATTGTGAATATCTATAGCATAAGTCTCATTCAATTCCCTGAAATTTAAAACCATATAAGCTTTCACATTATTTTTACTTGCTTCCAATCTCAAGTTATATAAAAATGTCTGCTGTTCATCTACAGTACTTTTTATATTGCTGAAAGCCATCGACTTTCCCAGAAATGATTTAAGCTCAACAAGGACAAGTTGCCCGTCCTTGAAGAGTATGAAGTCACACAAATTTTTATTTTTTAGTCTTATCATTTTTCCATCTGCTCCTGTACTTGTGGAGCCATCTTTTAATCTATGTAAAAATATCTCTTCCCTGTTTACACTGTTTGAGAAATCCTCTTCAAACTTTTTTCCCGGATTAGTTGCCATTAACTTACAACCTCCGCTTCCTGAATATTTTCTGATGTTGAAAGGGTTGCTCCATATATGCCATCTTTCCCTTTTTTTATTATTGTTATTTTTCCTTTTTCAATCAGTTCTTTTACTATTTCAGTGCATTCGGTCGGATGTATTTTTGTCCCATCTCTAACCTCTTTTGACCTATAGTAGAATGGAGACTTATTTTTTATAAATTCGTATATTTTCTGTTCTTTTTTTAATTTCTCCTTTTCTGATTTTGTCATATTTCCTGTTTTTCGCTCTTCTTTTTCTTCAGTTGAGTTTTTATCCTCTAATTCTTTTTCTTTTGAATTTTCAGGCTGTTCTGTTCCCCTGTCAGCCTTATATTCAATCTTATAAACTCCATACTCCCCTTTTTCTATTCGGTCCACTGTCCTATTTATTTTAAATTTAACCATTCTAATGATTTTTTCAATCATTTCAGTTTTAAATACCCCTGAATTATCTACCATACCTCTAATCATATTCTTAACCATTTTAACTTTGTTGATTTGAAGTGCAATAACAAAACAATCTGCAATCTCTTCTATCAAGTTTTCATCTTTTTTGTAAAAAGATTTTCTATAGTTTCTATATGCTACTTGTAATTCTTCAATTTCTTCATATAGCTTCAGTAACTGTTGTTCTGTTCCAAAGAATTTTTTTATTTTAAATAACTTTTCTCTGTCTTCACTGTTCAATAACAATTCTTTTATTTTTCCACCAAATAGTTTTGAAGAATTTACAGATTTTATGATTTCATTTGACATCTTTTCAATTTCTTCAACACTTTCAACTGTTTTCACTGCAAGCATGTCATTCATTTTTGCCGTGAACTCCTGTTCTGTAACATTCTCTCTTTGCTGATCCGTTAAAAAACTGTTGTAAATTATTGATGAAATTTTATCATTTGCAAATTCAACACTTAATTTTAAATCCGCACGCTTAAATGCAAACTGTACTTTCTTTTCTTCCAAATTTTGTTTTATTAATCTAGCTTCTCCCAAATTATATGTATCTACGCAAGATTTAACCATATAATCAATAATATTGTGATTTACTAACATGTTTCCTTCCTCCTGATTTTTATTTAAAATATTTATTTCTTTTTATTTTTTCAAATTCTCTTTGATTTAATGTTTCACTCCACTGATGTATTCCACCAATTGCTCCGCCGTGCATTCTTCTAAAATTAGACAATCTTTTTTCATCTGTTGTTATTATCCTGTTTTTATATCCGTTCAAATCTGTAATTTCACAATAAAACACTTCTATTTTTTGCATTTTTTAACCTTTTTGTAGCTTTCAATAAGTTTTATATTTTTATTTATCTGTTTCAATAACTTTTTATCCTCTTTCTGAATTTCTTCCCTTCTCAAGTTCATTGCCTTGTTTTCAAGTTCAGCTTTTATGACATCTTTTTCTGTTATTATCTTCATTTATCCTCCATTCTTTATAAAGCAGTCTTCTACAAACTTTTTGTTTATCTCGTGTTTTTTTAATTCTATATCTATCCCTTTTTTTCTTAATTCATAAATTCTAGCCAAAACTCCTCGGCTAGTCCTTTTGAGTTTTTTAGAAAGCGTTTTTATCTCGATTGGTTGGCTTTTAACTATTATCCTGTCTTCTTCAACTGTCCATCTTTTGAATTTATTTTTGATTTTTCCAGTTTTTTTATCTAAACAAGCTGTGTTAGTAACGTAGCTCAAAAGATTTAAAATCGAGCTAAATTTTACGTTGAGTCTTTCAGAAATTTCACGTTTTCCAAGTCCACTCATCCATAAATTTAAAATTTTTTTATTGAGTTCTTTTCTTAATCGCAAATTTTCTTCAAATTCCTCTTTTGAGTGTCTCCTGATTGAACTATGACAACTCTTCTCGCTTCTGCCCAATGTTTTTGCAATTTCATTATACGGAAGTTTTTGTTCCATCCTTAATATTTTTAACATTTCGATTTCTTCTGTTGTCCAAGGGGTATATTTTCGCATTTTTCCTCCTAATACAATTCCTCAAAGTCCTTTTTGTATAAATCTTTTCTTCTGCTTTCCCAATTGAAAAGATATTTTTTGCATTTGCTTTTGAGCCTATCCATTAACTTATCACTTCCATTTATTTTTAAAAATTCCTCCAACTGTGTATAATCCAAGTTGCTATTGATAATCATTGACTTATCGTTTTCATAGAGAAAATTCAGAATCATGAACATTTTTTCTTTTCCCCAGTCACTTAAAAATTCGTTTCCTAAATCATCAAAAATAACCAATTCAGCTTTTGAAAGTCTTTCAAACAAAAATCCATCATCTTCATCATTACGCTTTTTATAGCTTTCTCTCATTTCTTCAAGCAAAGCAGATAATGATGTTCTGTACACTAAATACTTTGAATTTAAAGTGTTCATTATGCAGTTTGAATAGAACGTCTTCCCTGTTCCAGGATTTCCTATCATTACTATTCCAAGTCCTTTTTTCTTTATTGCTTCAAAGTTTTCACAATATCTTTCAAATGATTTCTTGAATTTTTTTTCTTCAAAACTTAGAACTTTCGCATTTTCAAATCTTTTATACCAATCTTGTTCAGTAAGTTTTGAAAGTCTCATATATTTAAAAATATCTTGTTGTCTAAAAATACTGAAAGATACAGTTTCAACATTAGTTCCAGTCATCAAATCCTTTTGTGTAGTCTGGCTTTTTCGAATGTCTGTCTTCCTGTTTTCTGCCATATTTTGTATTGTTTGAATTCCCATTTTTTCCCTCCTCGATATAAAAATCTTTCCAGTTCCTCATTATTGCTTTTTCCAATATTTTCAATGCCTCTTTTTCATTGCCTTTTGACAATTCATATAATCTTTTCTGATACAAATCTATTTCTAAAATTCCTAAGTCATTACCTTCGTTTTTCCTTTCGAGTTTTCTTTGCTGAACAAAGTAGTCAAATTTTTCTTTGAACTCGCTGCTCTTAAATAAATATATAATATTATTATTTAATATTAATCTTGTATTATTATCCTCAACTTTTTCATTGATAGGGTCACAATCTTTTCGTTGATAGGTATCAACTTTTTCATTGATAGGGGTATCAATCTTTTCGTTGATAGGTATAACATTTTTTTGGTTAATATAAATCCTTCTTTCCATAATTTCCTTAGTTCCTTTTTTATAAATCAGAACCGTTTTTATATAGCCTTGCTTTTCAAGATTGCTTATCCAGTTCCCTACGGTATTTTTATGAACTTCGTAGAGTTCAGCAAAATATGAATTTGTAGCAAAGCAATAACCTTTGGAATTAGTTAATGCTGTTATTTCTGTATATAGTATCTTTTCCATCGGTTTTAAGTTTTTATCATACCTAACATCGGCAGGCATTATTCCGTAAAAATTTGGTTTTTCCATCTTTACACCTCATTTTTTTTCTGATATAATTAATGCATAAATTAAATTATAAAACCCTATATGAATCGGACTTTTGTCCGATTTTTTATTTTAAAAAACTGGCACAATTTAAAAAGAAATCAGAATCAAACAATAAATTATTAGGAGTCTGTGCCAGCAAGTTTTAACGAGTTATTTCTCTCGCAGTTTTTCATTTGACTTCTGCTGTATAGTTAGTTCGTATCCTAAATCATTAAGTAGTTTTTCAACAAAATTCAAATTTGAGCTTCCTCCTGAGATAGCTCTATTGTAAGAATTACTGTAACTTTTCTTATTTCTTCCAGTTTCTTTACAAAAATTATTTACAAACCTGTATTTATTTCTTATTATTTTATCAATTTGTATAAAAATTTCTTTTGTATCCAACTTTTCCTCCTTGCTTTCACTTTTTTGTGAATAAATTAAATAAAAAAATAATGTTTCAATTATAATGTACACTAAAAAGTGGAAAAAGTCAACATGATTTTAGAAATAAAAAAAGAAACTTTTAAAAAGTTTCTTTTTATTACTTCTATCTCAAGCTACACGATAACTTCCCTAATTCTCCTGTACGGATGTCTTGTGTAATGCTGCAAATTTCTCTTACTGTTCCGTTAAAAGAATTTTTTGCACTAAATTCTTGAATTATTGTTATTGTCTTATTATCTCCTGTTTCTCCAGTACTTGTCCCGATTTCCTTGTAACTAGCTGGATCTTTTAAATAAGTTTTTTTCAAAACTTTTTCCATTGTTTTCTTTGCTTCTTTCGTTAAAGCTGCAACCTTGATTTCTGTATATTTTTTGATTGCTTCTTCCCTTTTATTTTCTATTTTTTTAAGATTTTCTATATATTTTTTATTAAGGGCATCTGTTTTAAATAAATTTCTTTCCAGAATACCATTTTTTAATTTTTGATAATCTTCATCTGTTAAACTTCCTAACTCATAAAGATAATCTGCTCTGTTAAATAATATAAATTCCGTTTTCAATTCCTTAACTTCTTGAACATCTACTGTTTTTAACAACTCTTGCACTTTGTCCGTGTTTCCATTTTTTAAATTAACATCAATCTCTTTTAATACATTCTCTATTCTCTTTTTTTCTAAAATAGCATCTTCCTCTGCTTTCTTTTTGCTTAAATTTGAACTTATAATACCGTAACCAAATAATAAAACACATACAACTGTTACACCAATTTTTACTCCTTTATTCCAATTTGTTTTTTTCCAAACTAAATAAGGAATTGTAATATAGAAAAAAAGAACACAAAGTACAACCCCCCACCAAGTTCTATACCATTCTTGTTTCATAAAATCACTCCTTTTATATATTGTATTTTTTAATATTGAAATTGCTTAATTATCATTCCTATTGTTCCTACAACTCTCACCGCTTCTAGTTCTCTAGGCTCAACAACTATATCAGCATAAGCTGTATTATATGACTTCAATCTCAATACTCCGGTTCCTTCTTCAAATTCAACTTTCTTCAAAAATCTTTCTTCAGCTATATCAACTACAGCTTCTTTATTATTCATTTCCCTTATATCAATAAAATCAGATGTTCTAACTAAAATTAAATCTCCATTGCTGTATTTCGGCTCCATGCTGTCGCCATTAACTTTAGTAACAAAGTCTTCCTTTTTAGGATTCCCAAAAATTTTAGGAATTTTTATTTTTTCTATTTTATCTTCCATATAATTAATTTGCCCACTTCCAGCACTTGCCATCCCATATAAGGGTAGTACAACGTAATCAATTTTTTGTTCGCCTTTTAAATTTGATGTAGCAGTTTTTTTAGTTGCACTAGTTAAATTTTCTTTGATACTTTCAGGTAGCATCAATAACTCTTGTTCAGTATACGCAATTTCCAAATCTTTCTTGTACAGTGGAAATGCTTTTATTAATTTTTCATACATATTTTTACTTACTTTTTTCTTATCTTTTTCAATATCATTTATTAACCCCTTAGAAACTTTTAACTTATCTCCTATTTCCTCAAATGTGTAATTGTTTTCTTTTCTAATTTTTAAAATTACGTCTCCGATTTTCATTTTCATCACCTTTTTTTATAGTATTATATAATATTTTTTTTAAAAAATCAAAAAAAGTGTTGACTTTTTCCACTTTTTAGTGTACAATAGTTTTGTAAGTAAAAAATTTTAAATTATTTGTTCACTTTTATGTGAATAATAAGGATATATTTAAAGGAGATGTTAAAAATGAAAATGACAAATAAAATTGTAGAATTGATGAATAATGAGAATTTGCTTATGAGAATACAAAACACTCTTGATAAATCAAAACATCATGTAGAGTTTTATAACAATGGGTACGGTATTTCAATCGCTCCTGATGTTAACAACTCTACCTTATATCAAATAGCAGTGCTAATTGGTACAGAAGATGATTACGATGTATGCTTAGACACACCAATAACTGATGATGTTATTGAAGGTCTAACACTTCTACAAGCTCATGAAATAGCAAAACAAATTTCAGAGCTTGTTCCATGGGCAACTGAAAAAATAAATTAATGTTTTATCAAACTCATTAGAAATAGTGAGTTTGAGTAAAATCTTAATTTAAAAAAAATTTTTAATCAGTATCTAAAAACATATCAAAGCAATAAAAGGATTATAAATATCATTTCTAAAGTCGAAAATTGCTGATTAAAAATATGCAGGAGGATAACATGACAAAAATTGAAGAGGATGTAATTGATTATATCATATGTGATATGGAAGAAACTGAAAAAAAATTTCAAAGATTTGTGAAAATTGATGAAAACACATTGGGATATACAGACAAAACAATAAAGTCCATTCTGATGGAAGATTATGGATTGGAAGAAAATACAGAGGAGTATTCAGAACATAAAAAAGCATTTGAAAATGCTAAATTTATACACACTCAATCAAAAACAGTATATGGAGAAACAATATACTCAAAATATGATCCTGAATGGGATGAACTATATGAAGAACAGGAAGAATGGGAAGAAGAGTTCGAATATGAAATAAGAATGAAAAAAATAGCTTAGGAGGAAATATGAATATAAAAGATAAAAGAGCCCTTTCGGGTATAGGAATGGCATCGCTTTTTGCGACAGGCGGAGCCGGTAACTTATTCACAGCATTTGTCTTAATGACTATATCATTAACTTGTCTTTACTTCGGCAAAGCATTTGATAGAAAAACATGGGAGTAGGTGGTGGGAATGAGAACATTTGTAAAGATATTTCACAGCAACAATGATCCTGAAAAATTAGAAAAAAGAATAAACGAATTTGCAAAGAACAAGGAAATAATAGACATAAAATACTCAATTTCCTCTTATGCTATGTGTAACGAATACTCTTCAACTGAGGGAACAGATTATAGTGTTCTCTTGATATATAAAATAAGGGGGGAAAAAAGATGGCAGAAAATTTACAAAATGTTTTCCTTGAGACTTTGAATGACTTAAGTCTCTCAATAGCTTACTTGAGGAACAGTTGCCTATTGCCTTATGAGGCAAAACTTATTGCGACTAGATGTAAAATTAGTGAGTCTGAAGTGTTCCATGTGCTTGAGACAGCTAAAAAGGAAAAGTGGAGTTTGAAAAAATAAAAATGCAGGAGGATAATATGAAAATATATGAAGTAAAAGAATATAGAGGATATGAATATGTATCCGTAGAACACAATTTAGAGGATGTTGAATATTATACACCTTATTTACATTATTGGTGGTGTGGATATGTGAAATTAAAACCAGGTAGTAGATTTATAAATTCTGATTATTTTGACATACCAATCGAATGTCACGGGGAATTGACATACAAAGGTCATTTATCAAATGTACTCGAAGGTATGTGGATAGGCTTTGACACAAATCATTATGGCGATGACATGAGCGTTAAAAATCAAGAATTTGTAGAATCAGAATGTAAAAACATTATTGAACAATTAATAAAACTTGAGGAAAAATAAACAGTCAACTAATAAGTTGATTACCAGTGAGGAGGAATAAAAATGAGCAAATATAAGATTGGAGTTTTTATCAACAGTCGTGCAAATCATACAAGCACGACTGCTGAAGTTATTGATTTAATAGAAGATTACGGATATACAGAAGAAGAAGCAGAGAAAATTATAAAAGATGATAAAAAAATTAAAAAAATTTTTGAAGAATGGCTATGGGATACAGTAGAAACAGGATATGAATATTTGGAAACTGAAGAAGATGTAAAAGAATGGGAAAGGATGGATGATTAGTGCAATACAAGGAAATAGAATATCATTCCGAAGAAGAGTGGCACAGCATAAGGCAAAAGCATATTGGTGGATCAGACTGTTCAATAATAATGGGACATAATCCTTATAACGAGGATATACAGGAATTATGGCGAATCAAAACAGGGAGAGAAAAGCAAAAAGATATAAGTAATGTTCCAGCGGTAAAAAATGGAATAATACAAGAACCATATTTAAGAGGAATTTTTGAGGCACAGTATCCTGAGTTTAAAGTAGATACACTTGAAAAAACGCTTGTATCCTTAAAATATCCTTTTATGTCTGCAAATTTAGATGGCGTGCTAGAGGATAAGACGAGTAAGGAAAAGGGAATACTGGAAATAAAGACAGCTCGATGTATGAACTGGAAACAGTTTGAAAAAGACTGGAAAAATGAAGTACCGTTACATTATCATTTACAGATTCAGCACTACTTAGCTGTAACTGGATGGAAGTTTGCAGTACTATTTGCAAATATAAAATTAGAGTGGACTGATGAAAGTATTCTGAAAAGGTTTAACATTGAACGTGATGAGGATGATATAAAAGAAATTATAAAAAAAGAAATATGGTTTAATTCATTTTTGATTAATGACATTGAGCCACCATCAAAAATAAGATTAATGATATAGGAGGAAAAAATGGGAACACAGGAATTACAGGTAATTGAATTTGAAGTGACAGAACTTGTGCCAGCTAAAGTCATAAGCAACATTGATGACTTGAAAAAATTTATGGAAATTGTTAAACAGAAATACGAAGGATGGATTGTTACTGAAGATGATATCGATATAGCAAAATCAGAAAGAACTAAATTAAATAAACTTGAGAAGAAAATAAGTGACGAGAGAAAGAAAATACAGAAAAAAGCAAATGCTGATATTGAATCACTTATCGAGAATCTTAAAACTTATGAAAAAGAAGTAAAAGGAATATCAAACTTTATTGGTGAGCAGCTTAAAGAATATGATGAAAAAATCAGAGAAGAGAAAAAAATTGAAGTACAGAAAAAAATAAACAACATCTTTACTAGAAATCCTGGATTAAAAATTTTTCTTGAATGGAACGACAAATGGCTAGATAAATCATTTACTTTTAAAAAAATAGAAAATGAAGTGCAAAAACAATATGAAGAACTCGAAAAAAAGCAAGACTTTATAAATTCTCAAATTGAAAAAGCAAATGCAGAAATTCAATTCATGATA